TGTATTATGATAATATTTATTTAGGATTATAATAATATTTATTATAATAATAATAAATATTATATGATAAGTGTAATAAAAAATATAAGAAATATAAGAAATTATTCAAATATAAGAAATTATTCAAATGGAAGTTTAAGTGTATATAATCCTGGATGGTTAATAGCTGAACTTACATATCGATGTCCATTACAATGTCCATATTGTTCTAATCCAGTTGAAATGGCAAGAGATAAAAGTGAGTTATCAACAAAAAAGTGGATAGATGTATTTAAAGAGGCAAGAGAGTTAGGTGTCTCACAATTAGGATTTACAGGAGGCGAACCACTATTAAAACCTGATATAGATATATTAATTAAAGAAGCAAGCAGTATGGGATTTTATACTAATTTAATAACTTCTTCTGTAGGGTTAAATGAGGAAAAATTAGAACTTTTTAAAAAAAATGGTTTAGATAGTATTCAAGTAAGTTTCCAAGCAGAAAATAGAGAGTTAAATGATAAAATTGCTGGTAAGAACTCATTTGAACATAAGATGAAAATGATGAAAAAGGTAAAAGAATATGATTTTCCATTAACTTTAAATATTGTTATCCATAGACATAATATAGACAATATTAAAAATATATTAGATATTTGTTTAGAAGCTAAAGCTGATTTTGTTGAAATTGCAAACGCACAATATCATGGTTGGGCTTTCAAAAATCAAAAACAATTATTACCAAATAGAAAACAAGTCGAAAATGCTTATAAAATTGTATCAGACTATCAAAAAATTTATAAAGAAGATCCAAAATTTATATATGTAATTCCTGATTATATAGAGGGTAATCCTAAACCATGTATGGGTGGATGGGGTCAAAATGTAATAGCTATTGCACCGGAAGGGAGTGTAATGCCGTGTTTATCAGCTAAAATATTACCAGGTATTGAATATCCAAATGTAAAAACAGATAATCTAGAAAATATATGGAATAATTCATATGCATTTAATAAATTTAGAGGTTTTGATTGGATGGAAACGCCATGTAAAAGTTGCGATAAAAGATTTGAAGATTATGGTGGTTGTAGATGTCAAGCATATATGTTAACAGGTAATATGTATGCAACAGATCCGATATGTAAATTATCACCCAAATATGAAAATTTACTAAAGCATATAGAGAGAGTAAATAAAGTAAAACCAGATATAAATAAATTAGAATATAGAAATATGAAAAATTCAAAAAATGAAATAAAAAAAAATGATTTATTTAAAGATAAAATTCTTGAATAATCTTGAAAAATCTTGAATCTATATTTCTTTGATTTCTTTAATCCATTTATTTTCTATGGCTTCATTTACAAATTCATCTAATCCATCTACATTATCATATTTTTTTAATAATTGATTTTTAATATCATTAATATTATTATTACCATTACATAATTTTAATATTTCTGATGATGTATGATTAAGTGTTACAACCCCTTCTGGATATAAAAGAACAAATGATTTTTTAATTTTTTCATATTGAAATTTATAGTATTTGTTAATAATAAGTTTTTTTAACATATATAAATTATAATAAATATATATTATGATTAATTTAAATAAAAATAATATATATAAAATGACTAAAAATTTAATTAATGTTGAGTATTGTGGAAAATGAAATTATGAGCCAAGATTTAATTTACTTAAATCTATTATAAATGAAAAACTTCCTGATATTTTTAATATAGAAGGAAAAGTTGGTAGAAAATCATCATTTGAAGTACTAGTAAACGATAATATAGTATATAGTAAATTAAATACAGGTGAGCACCCAAATTATGATGACTTAGTAGATATTATAAAATTAAAAATTAAAAATTAAAAATTAAATAATATGATGATTATTAAAAAAATAGTTTAATAATTTGAGAAAATATTTAATTTTATATTTTACATAAAAAATTATTACTAAAATATAATCGGTAAAAATAAAGAAAAAAATATAATTTTTTATTTTATGATTAAAAATTTAAAAAATTATATAGATTTACCAACAAAATCAACAAATAAAGATAAAGAATTATATGGTGAAGTTTTAACACCTTTCTCTCTTGTTAATGATATGCTTGATATTATACCTAAAAAAGATTTTACAAATTTACATTTAAAATGGTTAGATCCAGGAACAGGGACAGGTAATTATTCTATAGTATTATATTTTCGTTTATTAGATGGTTTAAAAGATAAAATAACTGACATAGAAGAGAGAAAAGACTATATAATTGAAAATATGATTTATATGGTAGAATTAAGAGATGAAAATGTAGAAACACTCAAGTATTATTTTGGAGAAAATGCTAATATAATTCATGAAAATTATCTTGATTGGAACCCATATAATAAATTTGATTATATAATTGGAAATCCACCATTTAATTTTAATGGATTAAAAAAAGTTCCAACAAATAATAAAACAAATAAAAAACATGATGGATATACTGTATGGAATGATTTTGTGAAAAAAAATATAAGTTTATTAAAACGTAATAGTAAAATGTGTATATTAATTCCATCAATTTGGTTAAAACCAGATCGCGAACGAATGTATTACTATTTACTTCAATATAATATAAAATTTCTTAATTGCTTTTCAAATACTGAAACAAACAAAATATTTAAAGGTAAAGCACAAACACCCAGTTGCTACTTTTTATTGACAAAAACAGAATCAGATAGAATTATAAACATTTATGATAGAGAGAAAAAACAGTATATTGATTTCTCTCTTAAAAAAGACATACCTATACCATTATGTAACATAGAAGATATTAATTATTTTCAAAATTATTTTAATAAATTCAATTGTAAATGTATAGATGTAATAAAAACGAATCTTCCACCTAAAAATATTACTTTATCACAGATTAAAACAGATAAATATATATATCCAAATATACGAACTCGCTTACTAAAAGATAAGGAATTAATAATAGAATATAGCAATAAACCATTATTTGGTTATGGTAAACCAAAATTAGTATTAGCAAATAAAATGTATGGTTTACCATATTTAGATATATCTGGTGAATATGGAATAAGTAATCGTGATAATTATGTTATATATAAAGAAAATGTAGAAGATATCCAAAAGTTATTTGATTTTCTCTCTACAAATAGAATTCAAAAGGTCTATGAATCCACAAGATATCGTATGAAATATCTAGAAAAATACGCATTTCAACTGCTTCCAGATATTACATTAATTGATTATGAAATATAATATGAAATATAATATGAAATTAAACTAAAATATCAACTAATCCTAATTCTTTGCATTTTGTAGCATTCATCCAAAGATCATGTGATAATAAAATATCTAGTTCGGGTTCTTTCATGTTAGTATATTCTAGATATATACTTTTAATAATATTCATTAGTGTATCAGCATTTTCTACATAATCTTTTATCTCATTATATTTGCCATACTCTCCACCCATTTTTAACTGATGTATTAACATTGTACCATGTTTACTTATAAATCTATTAGCACCAACAATAGAAACAAGTGTAGCAGCGCTAGCAACATATCCATCAATATATGTATTAATAGGAATATCAGATGTTCTAATTACATCAACTAATCCTAAACTAGGTAATAATGCTCCTCCATGACTTTGTATATGTAAATTAATTTCAGTGTTATCCCTATTTTGTAATGTAATTAAATTAGTTGTAATAGCAAAAATAGATTGTTCAGTTAATGGTCCAGAATAATAAATATTATTTTTAATAGTATGTATTATTGAATTACTATCATCATCCCCAGAATTAATATTAGAATATAAAGTTTTGCTGCCTATACTATTTAAAATAATGGCTCGTCGTGAAAAAATAGGATAACCAGAATTAAGTGGTGTAAAAACAAATAATAATGTAGACAATAGAGAGAACATTATATATATATAGGTAAATAATAAAATTAATCCCAACTAGAGGATGATCTTTTATCTGGGTGATAACTGTAATGTTTATCCATTTCTAAAATTTTCCATAATCCACTGTTATTTACAGATAAATACGTATGATCAATGTTATATTCAGGATCATTCAATAAATCTTTATCATTAGAATTAAGATTAGAGTTAGAATTAGAATTAGAATTCACATTGGAATCGACATTAGAATTCATATTGGAATTGAGATTTGAATTGGAATTATTATCTATTTCAATAATATCTTTACATAAAAAAAAACTAGTGAAATTTCCCATATTAATTAATTAATATAAATTTTTTTTAATATAAATTTTTTTTAATATAAATCTAAGTTTATTATTTTATTATTTTATTATTAAAATTGATTTAATAATCATAAATCATTTATAATAAAGATCAAATGATAAAGTTAATGGTAACAAGATTTAATAATGAAACCTGGATAGAAAATTGTAGATGGAGAGAAAATCAAGATCATACAGGTTGCATTTATAATACACCAACAATTATAAAAGAAAATATTTCATTAGTAATTCCAATTTATGTTATAGAAATGAATAACGATGAAAATAAAATAATGGGCATAGGTAAAATTAAAAATAATATTTCTACAAAACGACACAAAATTTATACAGATAATAATTATAATAGATATTCATATCTAGGTAAACGCATTGATCGTGAAGACATAAAAGATTTAAATAAATTAGAAGAATTAGAAAAAAAATTATTTAAAGGAAAAGGTCATCTTAAACGTGGACAAGGAATAACAAGTGTTAGTTATAACATAAGTAAAGATTATTTATGTTATATAATTAGTCAATTTAATTAGTCAATTTAATTAGTCAATTTAATTAGTCAATTTAATTAGTCAATTTAATTAGTCAATTTAGTTTCAGATAATTTATATTTTTTATTTTCTATTCGCCATAATTCATTTATATTCATTATAGAACAACTACACTCAATACTAATCTTAGAAAATTCATTATTACAATAATTTCTTACAGAATCAAATTCTTTTAATTTAATAACTACATTTTTATAATATTCTCTATTTATTTCAACGTTATTCTTAGTAAAATTATTAATAGCTATATCAAATAAATTTTTAAATCTTTCAATGCCGACTACACTAATTAATTCATAAATATGAAGTAAATTATTAAATTTTTTTCTTTTGTTATCATTTCGGTATATTTTTTCCATTAATTCCTCTTTTGTTATATTGCCCAAAATATAATCAATTCTAAAAGATTCTGTATTAATAAGTGTACGCACATTTTCTCTACATATAGGTAATTCATGATAAGTAATATGACTAATTACTCTATGTATATCTGTAATATATACATGCAATTCATCATATAATTTTTGTTCAATAATATTATGTGTGACACACGTTCTGAGGTAACCTAATATATAATAATTGAATGCTTGAACACTACACAATCCCCCACATAAAATATCATTAGGATTTCTAGGAACTTCTCCATTATTTACTTGTAGTAAATGTTGATAATAATGTGGATTGTGTACTATTCCTGTATCAATTTTAAGAGTAACATAATTAAAAGCAATTTTACATTGTGTACACCACATTTGATTACAACCTTGAATTTTATGAATTCTAACACCACATTGAGGACATGGTTTAGTATCTTTTTTAATCATTTCAGCGCTAGCAATATTATCAGGATTACAAGTATGTGGATCATTTTTGTTATATCCAATTAATTCAAGACAATGTGGACAAGTAAACATTTCACAAAGATCACATTTATATTGGGTTGAAAGATAACCTCTACAATTATTATTAGGACAACTCATAATAAATTGTCTGCGTTCATGATTATTATCATGACCTCGTCTAATATTATATATCTTATTATTTATTAGACCATTTTCTTTTTTCAATTCTGTTAATTCTTTATTTAATTCTTTAATTTTTTTTGAATTAACTCTCATTTTTTGTTGTTCAACAATAATTTTTTTCTCTTTATCAGCAGCGTCCATTGTTTCAGGTAATTTACTTATCTCCCTATCTACTAATAATCTTTTTCTGTGATTTTTATATTCT